CGTGGGGAGCACTCATCGTTATTTCAGAGGATACGGCTATGCGTACCAGATTAACCCAGAAACTCGAACGTATGGTTTGGGAACATGTCCCATATAAATTCGTGCAAGTAGGGTGTCTGCTGGTATGGATGTGCTGTATTTACCTGATAATCGATGATATGCTCCACACGGGGCGCTATGGGTTGCTCCATTACTTGGAGTTCCCTTATGCCTTATAAACAGGAGACATGGTCCTGGCCGATGGTCGTGAATGTAACAATTAACGGCTACCCTCAAGAACCATACAAGCTTACTGTAACAGGCGGGGATTCCCTCCGCACCGGAACGAGCGGTCCTAACTGGCGCTATCTTATACGCGCTGGTCTTGACGCTACTACCGAGCTCGAGGGTGTGCGATTCATCCGTGGACGAATGATTCCAGGCTTTTACGCCTACTATCAAGAATCCAACGGACTGAGCAGCATAGTCGCAGGTGATTTTCCGCAAAACATAACAAGTTTTAACGATATAATCCCTAGCGGCAATACAAGTCCAATCGCAGATGCACAAGCCAGTTCTCGTTTTCTTGCGAGTTATATCAGAGTTACTAACTCTTTCCGCGGCGCTAATTTTCTTGCCGAGGTTCGCGAGACTTACGAGTTGTTGCGTCATCCAGTAGAGAGCTTCTATAAGCGTACATGGTCCTTTGCGGGGAAAGTAAGACGTCTCCGCAAGGTCTATAAGCTTGATCCTATTAAATATAGGAAGAGTCTTTCTAATGCCTGGTTGGCTTACCAGTTTGGGGTGAAACCACTAGTTAGTGACATCAATGATGCCACAAAACTGTTGAATGAACTCCATTCTAGTACCCGTCACGATTCCCGGACAGTAACTGGTTCGGGCGAACATCGTGATTGGATCGAGGAGAACGGGGGGCAAGGCTCGCTTAAGTATCGCGGTGAACCCGGTTATTTGGGTTACTACGCACAGACGCGAATCGATTCCACCGTTCGTTACAAGGCCGTTATTATTGTAAGGCCTAGTACAAGTAGCCTCCTGAAGGAATGCGGGTTGAACGAATATGATATTCTACCTGCCGTTTGGGAAGCTATTCCTTGGTCCTTTCTTGTCGACTATTTTGCTAATGTCGGCGAGATGCTTGACGCAGCACGTTTGGCCAATTTGAACGCAGGTCACATAGTCAAAACTGTAAGAAACAGTAAATTGAAAATTGTGACCGCTACTAACAATGGCCCTACGATACCTGACCCTAATGTGACATACTCCACGCTTTCTGGTGGTGTGTGTCGTCACAGGGGCGTTTACGTGCATCGCACTCCTTCTGGGGTGCCATACCCTGGGTTGCATTTCCAGATACCGGGACTTGGGTCTGTGAAGTGGCTGAACATTGCCGCTTTGACGACTCAGATCCTTTCGTCTAGCCCTACTCCCAGGCACTCAATCTAACATCAACTAAGTAAGGTGGTCATCATGACCGTATCACTCAGTACGCCCGTAACGGGCGCAGCGCAGACCGGGCTTACCAGCCCGACCTATACGCTGGTCACAGACGTCTCCCCTTTGCCGCAAGGCAAGCAATGGGTCGTCTCTGCACTTGGTGGAACCCAGGCTGGCGTTACGACACATTCCGTGTCATCGCCTTTCACTCTAAATGTGACTCGGCCTACCCAGCTTCGAACACTGGGTGCGCCGAACCCCATCACGGGAGTGATTTCGAACGTCCCGATGAACAAATATACTTTGCTTGTAAGGAAGGGCGTTACTATCCTTTCCGGTCAAGCCATCCAGATCGGTACGATCCGGGTTGAGATATCTGCTCCCGCTGGCTCGGACACCGCTGACACGCCAAATTTGCGTGCTATGTGTTCTGCCGCGATCGGTGCCCTTGACCAAGTTTCTTCTGGTTTCGGTGACACCCTTGTCTCTGGCGTTTTGTAGCTAGAGAGGACGTAGGCTAAGAGTTAAATTGTCTCTTTGCCTTCCTTAACGATCGAATACTGGGAAGAACCTCCATGCCAATAAGTGCCGATGCTCTTTACCAAGCTCTGAAACAAGACTTGGCTCCCGTTATTGATACCACCCTACCCGGGTGGGCTCCTGACAGCACTCCTATACAGGTTCAAGCATATTGCCTGAAGGAAAGCTTAGTGAAGAAATTCATGAAGGATGATAAGCCATCTGCTTCTGCATGCCTTGCCGCAAGGGAGAAATTCCTACGGGTAAACACAAGATGTGCTGATTGGTCTTATGCACCTGTCACGAGTTGGGATGAGGAGATCATGGGTGGCATAAAACAAGCCATCCATGAGTTCTATTTTGCCAAAGAACAGCCGATCCTCGGTGATTACCTCGAGATTTTCTCTCGTGGGAAAGCCGGCCCTGGTGCTTCAATCAATGCACGGGGTGAGGACTTTTATACCAAGGTCTTCGATTCGCCTCTCTCTCACACAGGTCAGCTCCACGATTTGTGGACGCGGTGTACTAACCTTAGTGCTAGCTGGTCCGAAGCTGAAGACGCCCGGGCCACTTGTCACGGTTTCACTGCGACAGAGATATCACAGTACAGTTTCGTGAATAAAAACGTTACTGTAGCACGCGGTATCTGTACTGAGCCCACTATTAATATGTGGTTTCAGTTGGGTGCAGGAAAACTCATAACTGAGAGGCTCTCTCACCATTGGGGAATCTGCATAGAAAAGACAGATGCATCAACGGTTGAGTACAATCGTTGTACAAAAAGCCTGTCTGCGCAGCCTGAAAGGGCTCCGCAGCATGAGGCAAACCGCGTACTTGCCAGAGTCGGCTCGTCCACCGGGCGTTTAGCAACGCTCGACTTAGAGTCGGCTTCTGATTCGATTAGCTTAAAGATGTTACGGTGGCTTCTTCCTAGAACATTTTTATCTGTCCTGGAAACGCTCCGATGCTCTTCGACTCAGCTTCCTACAGGCGAAGTGGTTGGTCTTAACATGGTGTCCACCATGGGTAACGGGTATACATTCCCGTTGCAAACCATGATTTTTACCGCAGTAGTTGTCGCGGTCTACAGGTACTTCGGTATCCCTTTTGTTAGTAGGGGTCCCGTAGAGAGCCGTACGCTTGGTGTCTTTGGCGATGATATCATCGTCGATACCAGTGTTCAACGGCACGTTGTCAGGGCGTTGGAACTCCTTGGCTTCGTTGTAAATCGTGATAAGTCCTTTGTTGAAGGACCGTTCAGGGAATCCTGTGGTGCCGATTTCTTTAACGGCATTCCAGTCCGAGGTGTATATATTCAAAAGCTTCGGACCTTGCAGGATCTGTTTTCAGCCATCAACAGACTTAATCGATGGACTGCTAGGACTGGTATATGTTTACCCAACCTAGTGGGTCTCCTTTTAGGGGAGATTCGGAACCCTAGTCGTTTTATTGTTCCATTTGACGAGGGTGACGATGCGGGGATTCATGCCCCGCCTGAGTACGGTTGTGGGCGTAATGCCCTTAATCGTATTGGTCAACGCTCCTATCGGGCACATGTGCCCGTCCAGTGGTCTTTCATTATCATTGGCGGAAGTTGTTGGACCTATAAGTCGCAGAAGCGCCGTAGGTTAAATCCTATGGGAACGCTTATTGCTTCTGTACAAGGCTGTATCCGCGGCTATTGCGTTATGCTCAGGCAGAGCGTCACGCAGTATACAACGAAACGGAAGATGACCCCCAGATGGGGATACTTTCCGCCGCGACCCCTCGAGAATCTTTTTGGAGACTCGGGTTACAGGAGCGTTGTTGCCTCCTGTGACCGGAACCTGTTAGGGACCGGTCTTTTTGGGTGAGGCCATGCGTCTTTGGCCTCGTGGAGCAGTG